ATTCCTTGCTCTGCAGTAATAAGACCAAGCTCCATAAGTCTTGTAGCGACTCTCATCAATTGAGTTTCGTCGCGTAAATCAATATCTTTAAACTTAACAGTCGGGTAGGATCTAAAACCCAAGTCTAAAGCAATTCTGCGAATTTCTGGCTGCAAAAAGTCTTGGATAAACGCTTCACGAGCTTCCTTAAGTCTATCCAAAAATACGCGAGTTTTCATTTCAGCGCCATTGTACTTATCATCATTCAGGGCTATGTTCTGCAAACCGTCTTTAATGTCTTGATTGATAACTTGGTACTTGCCAGGGCCGACTACTTTATTGATATCTGGAATGATAAAATCAGCTTTTGTTGTATAGTCAGAAACCAACACACGACCAACAGACTCATTTTGGAAAAGCGTTTGCATAGCCTTTACATTGTTTGGGTTGATACCGCCTTTATCTGGCTCTGCCCCCATTGTAATCATTAGAATTACGTTCTCTACCGTTCTCATGATGGCTTGGTCCATCTTCTTCATTTCCATCTTTGCGTTAATATCTTCGAGAACTGGGTAGCCAAATGGGATTGCGAATGGTTCGTAATCTTGTTTTTTATAAAAACTATACGACATTTTTTCGTTTTTTAAATTTATTTGAAGTCCGTCTTTAAAATAAGCGCCATCCTGAATTTGTTTTTTGATTTCTGGGTCCAAGGCGTCAAACACAGCCTTATCATAATCGTTTTTAGGACTAGCTAATCTTTCTATATCGAACTCAGAAAGTATTTTTGCATAACCTCCATCTTTTGTGTTAAATACAGTGCTACGTTTAGCTACTATTTCAAAAGGATTTAAAACGACATATTTTAATGGGAACTTATTCAAAGAAGGTCCATCCGAAATCGTTTGGGAAAACTTTTTATAATCTTCTATACTGAATTTGCCGTCTACTCTGTATAGGAAAATATTTCCACTTCTATAATACTCTCTAAAGTACTGATCTTTAAGATCCCAAATTTTAATCCTATCAAGAAGCTTTTCGAAAAATTTTCTAGAAGTTGAATTGCCGCCCTCTAAATAAAGTTCTGCATTAGCAAACTCTGACATCATGTCTATAGTATTTCTAAAAATAGGCACATTAGCGTAAGCCTTTTGGCAAAGTTCGATAGCGTCTCTTACATTGACCCCATCAGAAGCCATTTCATAAGGCAACATTCCAGCTCTAATTTGACTAAACTTGTTAATAGGGGCCGTAACAGAAGATCTATTCATTCTTGTGCTTGTGGAAGACGATGAGAGGTTACTCACAGAACCAGATCGACTGTACGACCCCTGGGAAACATGATATGCCGCGCCCGCTGTCATAGGTTCGACAACTTCTTGGGGTTTTTGAGCTTCTGGGGCAACCCTTTTAAAATTATTCCAATACTCGGACTTTTTTGTGTATTTTCTTTTAGACATAATGTATTATAAGTTACTTTACACAATTTAAAAGTTACTTTTTTAACTTTTTTAAATAAACATAGGCGTAAAGCCTTGATTACTTTCTTCTGGTACATCCATCATGTCATAATAAATATTCATTCCCCAGTTACCTAGTACCAGAGCGGAATAGGAATCCTTTCTTGGCCTATCCACTCCCTTCTGTCTTTTTAGGTTACTGGGTAAATCAAAACTTTGAGTACCACCATTAGAACTAGAAACTTGAATCAAAGCACATTCAGCCTTTGTTAAATCAATCATGTCTTTCTGGTGTTCTATAAATTCAATCATTTTTGCGCCAGCATTCTTTTCGTCTTCGTATTTAGAAAATTTCAAATCTTTTATTGGTATTTTTTTAGCTCTCTGCATCGAATAATTGTCATCCATAGCTGTCGCTGCAAAATAAAGTCTTTTTCTGTCAAAAGCAGTCTGCAACATTTCGTTACCATTTCTAATCCAAACAGAAGTTGGTTTCCGTAAGTAACAGATAGTTTTATTTGAGACGTTGTAACCCCTCCTCGCTTCTTTTAGATCTTTTACATAATCGTGTGGGTTATCTAAACCAGCATCGAACATACCTATTTCTAGTTTATCTTTCTTAAATAAATCGCTTTCGTTGCAAGAGTTCATGAATTGAACGCCACCATTATAATCGCCCACAACCATAATTATATTAAAGTGGTCAATAACATACTTAAAGTAAGTCATGTGCTTTTTTAAGTTCGTTCCAGGAAGAGCGTAGCTGTGTACCACAACACCTTTTTTGGTTTCTGGTATTAGCTTAATAACCTGCATAGCAAAATCATCAGAAGCTTCAGATTCGGACCATGATGGGTCAAATGCTAGTATGTATTCAGCGCCCTCTTCCCCCGAAACCTCGACTGCTGGTGATTCCCCATCTTCAATAGTACATTCAGCCATCTTACTTATCTTGAAATAACCAGCGCTATCATCTGTGAATTGAGCATTAAATTCTCGATCAATTTGAGATTGACTCATAGTACCTCTTGCTTGGCTTATAAGATTTTCATCATACAAAGCCTTGGGAGCGCAATCATAGCTAAACTGCATAATACATCTTCTGCCTTGGTTTTTAGCGCCAGGATTAAAGATCATATTTTCATAAGCCTGATACATTTTATATAAATATTCAAACTTGTAAGATGCTGAAGAAAGACCTATCATTTTATTAGAAGGCCACTCTGTACGTTCTTCCTCAGTCATTTTACCAGCGGCAATCATAGCGTCTTCTGCGTCGCTAATTTTTTGTCTTTCTTGTGGGTTTTCTACAACAGCCAAGAAAGGCATAATGACTTCATTCAAAACTTTTTCTGGCATAAGCAAAAGCTCGTCAACAATAATTCTTTGAAAACGAAAACCACGAAGTTTTTCACCATCTCCAAGAGGCAGAGCTGTAATTCTGCTTTTGCCTATCTGCATAGACCACTCATCATTTGATTTACTAACCTTACCAATACACTGCCTAAATAATTCTGCTTTTTTGTCCAAAGATATATCTTCAATCTTGCGAAATATCATTTTTGATTGTCGAAAAGATTTTGAAATAATACCTATGTGAACTCCTTGGTTTATCATAGCGTCCAGTAAAGCGAAAATACCTGTAGAGAAGGATTTGGACATACCTCGGGACCATATACCTAGAAAGTAATCATTCTCCATCATAGCCTTTACAGCCATGTGTTGAAAAGGAAACAACTCAACTCCAGTCAATAGTTCTGTTGTAAATGTTACATTTTCCTTTAAGAATTTATATAAATAATACTTAGCTTTATTATCTTCAAGGTAGCCATCGAGATCTAAAATTTGTTTATTTATATCTTCCCTATCTAGGGGTTTTTGATTTCCTTTATCCCAACTCATTGATATCTCCTCCTATAGTTTTGTTCTCCTTTTATCAGAAAATAAAGAAAAGAATCACAGCCACTAACCAAGCAAGAGCTTACATTTAAATATGGAAACTCCTCCTTATCTTCTGACGCGTATCCAAAGTCTATCAAAAACACCTCATCATTTAAACATACAAAGTTTTTTTGATGCATATCATTATGATAAATATTCTCTTTTTCTAAAATTTTAATTATTTCTTCTATCTGTGTTTTCCAAAGTTTTGGTTTTGAAGTTTCTTGTAAAACTTCACCACAAAAAGACATCTCCAATTCCTTTCCCTCTTTATCTATATTTATGATTTTAGGAAACTGTTTATATCCAGACAATCTATCTAAAAAATAAACTTCTTTTTCCATCTGCGTTAAATATATAAATTTTTTCTTAAAAGTTTTCATTATCTAAAAAATACTGCACATCTACGCCCCAAAGCTTATTACCTAAAAACAAAAGCTTGGGAATAATTTCTTCGCTATGTATTCTGTTGTCAGTAAAAACAAATTGACAATTGCCAGCGAACTCGTGTTGTATTGAAATCATATTAGAGAATACCCAACTCAGTTTTGGTGCCCTTCTACCCTTCGTAAAAATAGCTTCCTTTTCAATCGCTTTTATTGGTTTTTCTATAACTATATACATATAACTATCGAGTTCTACACATCTTTTCATTTCTTTTCTAAATCTATCGACCTGCCCCCCAAAGGTAGATAAAAAATCGCCAGAACTCTTTCTATCTACGAATGTATTAGAAAAATCCTTACCACCTAATGTATAATCTCCAAAATCTAATTTTAAAATTTGGGATTTGGGAAATTCTAATGGCTGCTGCTCTCTAGTATCGATTAATACTTCGACATCAATATCTTCCTTAAACTCTTTAGGCATGCCTTTATAAAATATTGGCTCAGCTCCCATCACGTCACAAGCTTTTGTATATGTACCGAAATGCTCCTTAAAAACATCCAGGTCTGGTAATTGTCTTTTTAAAAGCTCAAGATGGAAAGGTGCATTTTTATAATTCTTTTGTTTGATTCTCCTTTTAGCTAATTCAATTATATATTCTTTAACTTCGGTGGGATCAGATTTTTTGCACCAAGCAACTAATTGAGATCTATTAATAAAATCATTCTCAAAATACTCTTCCTTCTTTTTGAATGGAAGGGGGTTGCCATTAAGTTTGTTAAAACGCGGGTAGTGTTTTACATAGTAATCACCAACATAAATTTTATGAGCTTTAAGGTGGCCATGTAGGGATTTTTCAGAAGTGAATTCTGATCCGCATTCCTTGCATTTATAAGACATCTTCAATACCAATCCCGAGAACTCTAGCCTTCCACGCAGCCATACCTTCTAGATGTTCAGCTTCTTTTTTGATTACTTGTTTTTGCATTTCAGCTATCTTGACCATATTTTTTCTTTCCTCTTCTTCTTGAAATAATTGGACAATAGATAGAAATGATGCTGTATCCTTTTGTTGGTTAGCTAAACGCGTACCACGGTCGCCTTGTAGCTTCTTTGTCAGGTTTTCGATGCGGGTCTCGCATTGATGGTATTCAGAGCTTTTGGCTTTGATAATTTCCGCTAAACGGACAGTCATTTCATCTTGGTGACCAGCATCCTCAAACATCTCGTTTAATTTTTGCAAATGACCAGTAATTAACTCTAAGTTAATAATTTCCTTGCCCACGTTCATATATAAATTAAGTTCATCAGCAGTTAGGTCTGGCTTGTCCCAAGTAAGTCGTATAAACTCTTGCTCGAATAATTCTTTGTCTCTGGGGCTGATATAATTATTGACAATAGCGACAAACCTAGAGTTACTAAGATTTATCCGCAGTTTATCGCAACAAGTACGTGCTGTTCTAGATAGCTTTCCCTCTTCCAGTCCGACACCAGTTGAGTCATTAATCTTTTTAATTAACCTGGAGATGGCTTGCGGCGCGATATAGTTTCCAGAAGAATCCTGTCCTTTTTCTTTTTCTTCTTCTCTTTCTTGATTAACCAACTCGTTAATAACACGCCATTCCTTAGAAAGTCTTTTTACTGGTTCTTTAAAAACAATATCAGCGATCTCTGATGTGTTCATCCCATCTCTTTTAAACTCTTCAATTTCAGATAACTGTGACTCGGTAAGCGTTATATTATTTGCTTTATCGTGTTTTGTTGTTTTCGTTTTGTAACCATTTTTGGCCAGAAATTTCGTAACAGCTCTACCTTCCTTAGCTCGCCCATCAAGACTTTCATCCTCAAAAACAATCCTGGTAATGTTTATGATGTTGGGATCAGTTTTAAAAATCTCTAAAATTAAACCTTTCTGTTCTTCGGTGAGGTTAATCATATTATATCTTTTGATTTTATTATTTGCTTAGCCTTCTCCTGAAATATTTTTTTTAAGTTTTTAATTTGTTTATATCCAGCTGAGCGTTTTCTTTCGTTAGTTTTAAACCCCAAATATTTAGCAACCTCTTCTTCGGAACAATTTTTAACAAACATCATTTTAAATGCCTCGAAATGTCTTGGGGTAAGGTGGGTCATCATTTCCATAGATAATTTGTGAGTAGCTGATTCCAGATCTAAGTAGGTGTCTTTTCTCGACTCCATCTCGTGAGCGTGATTTTCCATAGTCACCGCTAGTTTAATATCATATGCGGCTTTTTTCTTTTGCCCCCATTCTTTATATTCTACACAAGAGCTATCTTGTATGGAGCTTTTTGTTTTCCCGCACGAATCGCCGCCGTTATTAAATTTACAACGCAAGCAAGGTCTTACATAATTACCATAATGGTTTCGTAATAAATTTTTAAATTGATTAGACACTACCCTACTCAACCAAGGCTCAACAGGTTTAGATTGATCCCATAAGTGCCATTTTTTATAGATATGAGCCATTATTGTTTGCTTAATGTCGTCGTAATCTACATAAGCTACAGCATCTAAATCCCACTTTGATCTTTTTCTTTCTAAGGCTATTTCTATTTTATCTATTTTGTCTTCAAAAGAATACATTATAAATCATTAATATCCTTTATGTTTTTTTGCCTTCTTTTGGGGGCTTGCTTTCCGCCAATAGAACCTATTGTTTGTTGCACCTTCGCACCAAAATCCTCTAGCTCATATTCTAGTTTAGATATGCTGGGAATAAAACTAGCATCAGTGTAACCATCTGCATCTTCTATAGATTTTGCTGTTACATTTTTAGTAACGGTTTTAGCTTTATCTTTTTTTTCACCCGATATAGCAGTCCCACAACTGGGGCAAAAGTTAGGAGGGTTGAATTTATATTCTAGTTTATTTCCACAATCAAAACAAAATTTAGTCATATCCTATTATACAATAAGATATTATTTTTTAAAATTTATTTTTTTCGAGTTTAGAAACTATAAATTTTAATATTTCACTTCTTTTAATATCCTCTACACCAAATCTTGTGCAGTGAACTCCCCTATCTTTGGATTCTTGATCATCGAAAGTATCAAAAATGTTAGAAAAACCACTATTACGAATATCACTTTGCATCATATCGCCGCAAATAATAATTTTGGAATCTTCTCCAATTCTAGTGAGAACCGTCATTAATTCGTTATGAGAAAAATTTTGAGCCTCATCAATAATAACAATTGTATCATTCCAATTAGATCCCCTAACAAAATTTACTGGAATACAATTTAACAAGTTCTTTTCTTTCAAAACCCTTACGTCTGATGAATTCATCATTTCTTCTAGTTTGTCATAAAATGGGCCAGCGAACACCGAAAACTTCTCATCGATAGACCCAGGAAGAGACCCAAGGCTTTTTTCAGAGCTTTCAGCTATGCTTCTGATGTACAGAATATCCTTTTCGAGGTTGGCGTCCATTAAGATCTGCAAGGCCGAATATACGGCCATGTAGGTCTTTGCAGTACCAGCTGGTCCAGCTAGAAACATTAACTTAGTTTCTTCGCTTAACGCTGTTTTTAAAAAATCAACTTGATTTTGAGTAAATTTAAATTTACGTTCCTTGAATCTTATTTTGTGACTCAATTGTTTGAATTCTAAATTGGACATTCAAAGCTTATTACACCCTAAGATATCTTTTTTACAGACCAGGCGTGAATTCTTGGTTTAATATCTTGGTTTGCTGTTTGGTCAAACCCGTTGTAAAAGAAAAAAGAATCAGGTAAGTCAATAGCGGTGGATGGGTTATCAGGATCGTAAAAAGGCAAACCAGTCATATTGTTTGTGTAGTCTCCAATCACTTGAGTGTTATCCAACAAAATATTCAATTGAGCGGAACTTGGATTGCTAAAAATATGATCGGGGTTTCCTATATGGGGGTCCGTGTTACTTGCTTGACACATTTGCATTTTTATTTTTTGGGCGGGTATGCCTTTATTTATGGCTGTATATTTTATACCAAAATAAGAGCAAAAATTTCCAGTACTTTCTGTATCAGCATAAAAAGATTCACTATCATTTAAACCAACACAAATTATAGCTCCTTGGTTCGGTGAGTCGAGTCCACTTGGAAGAATTTCCCCACTAGATAAAACATATCTTCCATGAGTCGCGATGCCCTCCGCATTCCCATTAGGAAAGTCATTCATTAATTTGTTATAATTCAAGCCTGTTGAATTTTCTAACGCGATGTTATTCCCCCTGTACCCAACAAAACCCCCGTTAATTAGATCTAGAGGTAAACTTTTTGTGTGAGCGTTTTTTGTTATACCAATCCAGCTAAAAGTATCGTTAGTGCTGCCCCCAGAGTCTTTGGGCGCTTCGCCGCTATTAAAACCTGAATTAAGAGAATCTCCGCTTACAAAACTTAAAAATACACCAATATTAATTTCGTTCCAATCACTCCCAAAAGAGAAGGGAACTTGATACGCGTATTTTGCATCAATAATTAAATTATTATCCTCAGTACCTTGATCTACGCTAGACGCTATTGTTTTTTTGTATATTGTTCCTCCAGCCATAGTTTCATTTACACTTTTTAAGACGAAAGTTGAATTAAATTTCTGTCAGTTATGCCTGTGTTTGTCGATTCAAAGTTAATTTCATAAGTTTCGGGAGTAAATGTCTCTAATTTTTCGCTCAATACACCCAATAAATACAAATCACGACTTTCATCTCCAGGTATAACTGAGGTATCTCTAGACTCAAAATTTTCCTCATCCAAATCGGGCCTTAAAGAGAATATCATACCATTATTAGAAAACCCAGTTCCTTCCAGCGCATTTTCGAAATCATCTCCAGTAATTTTTGGTAGGTTAATAAAAAGGTCAAAATCTGCGATAGCTTCATCGACTTTACTTTTTATTTCATCTATTTTTGGTTGTATCTGTCCAGATGGGTTGTTTGAGGGGTCTCCAGTTGGTAAGTGAATATTAAACCCATCATAAGAAACATCGAGCTTAATCGTATCCTTTGTCGATATTGAAATTTTTTGAGATTTTAGTCCTAGTCCTGATACTAAAAAAGTATCTAGTTTTGCAAAACCAGTAGCAGTAAAATCAATATTATAGCGACCAGAGTCCAAGCCCAATGGGACACCATTACTAATAAAAGAGTTATACCTTTCCTCTTGCGCCTGAACATCTTTTATAGCGTTTCTATCTACAAAAGACAAAGAAAAAGATCTATCATAATTTTCACTCTCCAACAAACCAGTTACATCCTCATATTCTTGCTCTGTCATTTCAATTTCCGCAGAAACACTATGCGAAACTGGTGGTAATATTTTTATATTTGAGGATTTAACAGAATCTATTTCGTAGGTAGGCTCTACAATAAAATTTGTAGAAAAATTAAACCCGTCAATTGCGGAATTTTTATTTAAAAAATCAAAATAAATAGAATCCTCATCTATTTGTCTTATGTCATTATCCTCTAAAGCCGATCCTGTTTTTAGGTTTGTCGTCGGACTCAAATCTCCAAAAATTTCAAAATTAACACTTATCTGTGGCTCTGTGTTGGGCTTCATTGATATGGTGTAATTGGAGATAGCTGCATCGGTAAAATCCAAAGCGTTTGACCCATAAATGAATTGTCCAGACAATCCCGCAAACCCAGTTAACTCCTTTAAAAAATCTAAACCCAAATAATTTTTAGTTATAGAGCAACTTGCGACTTGTGGTCTGTGTATTCTTCTGTTTATGCCTTTATTTGATAAAAGCATAGTGTTTTGTTGACTTGCTGTGTATGAAAATGACACATTTTGTATACCCGTGAGAAGGGTATTTTGTAAAATTATAAGGGTTTCCTCTGAGCCTACGAACATAGTATGTTTTACACTTTTTTAGATATATGTTGGTGTTTTATTTTTTTTCTCTTTTTAAAATTTTAAGTGTAACACGTATCGCCCTATGGCTTAAGCGCGTAAGGCTATTATTATACGGTCGTTCAAAACTTTGCCCCGAATCTCTTAAAGGATTTTCGGGGCTTTTTTGTTGACAATTGTATTTTTGTGCATATATTCCTTTAAATGATAATTGAAGAAATACGACACTTACTTGATGACGGAGCCATTATACTTGATGGCCTAGACGAAGCAATTATGGGATATAGCCAAGATGGTTTGCTGATTTACGGCTACGACTTAATGCTTGATCTTTTTATGAAACAAAACGAATGGACGCAGTTTGAAGCTGAAGAATGGATTGACTTCAATGTTTTGGGGCTTCTGAATAATGGTTTAGGTTTTGTTGTTTGTTTTTAAATTTTTTTTTTGCGAAGTAGCTCAGCGGTAGAGCAGGTGACTGTTAATCACTTGGTCGTAGGTTCGATCCCTACCTTCGCAGCCATTCTTAATGATTGAGTTTGTAATTCCTGCGACGGCAGGTAGATAATGAGGATAAGGACTGGAAGCTTTCGGTCGACTCCCTCACACTTTACGCATCCTTAGCTCAATCGGTAGAGCAGTTGACTTTTAATCAATTGGTTCTGGGTTCAAGTCCCAGAGGGTGTACCATTTTAAGCTGGGTAAGTGTAAAGTTCTATACTTTGTATCTCTAAAGTTATTGAAGGGAAAGACGGTGCGTTTTCGAAAGCAGCAGTTGCTGTCATACTAGTTGAATTAAATTCACCAGAATCACCAACAGAAAATCCACCACATACCCCAGCCAAACTAGAAGAATCGTTCGTAATAGGAACAGAACAATGGCCCGCTTCGACATTGTAATCGGCATCGTCGATACGCCAGTACCCAGATACATAAACCAAAGCAAAATAATTGCCCTCATTTAAACCGATCGCTCTCTCTCCAAAACCGTAACCAATAAAATTAGCCTCATTAGATACGTCTCCTTTGTACATTTTACATGGAATTATATCAAGGTCTACTTGTATTTCATCAGTGAGTTCTCCTATTCCATCAATTGTTTTAGAAATTGCAACATTGCCTGAAATTCTTTCCTTCGGGGTTAAAATTCGCCCTCCCGCGTCATTCTCCGAATCCACAGACCTGATAGTGATTCCATCGATAGTTGCTTCGCAATTCAATTTATATCCATTCCAGAACAACTTAACTGCAAGTGCAAATGAATTGTCTATTTGGGTTTGCGTCGGCGCACCTCCTGATTCATCATTAAATCCACTAAACGTGGTCCATTTAGTGTATTCAAGTACGTTAACTTTCGGCAAGCAAAACGGAAATCCGTTGCCTGCTCCCAATGCTTTAAATTTTTCTGCTACTGGCATAATGTTTTATTCTGGGTAAGTGTAGAAGTCGAAACCATTGAAAGTTACAGAGGCTCCAGCGCCACTATTCTCGCTTGGGTCTTCCTTAACAATAATAGGAATTCCATCTTTTTCTGTTACAGTGCCTCCTTCAGTGAAACTTGTAATTTCCATGTATGCTCTGCCTAACTCTTCGCTGTAGTTTGTACCGCCGCCTTCGCGGGTTCCGTATTTTTTAGCCCCCGCCCTACCAATATTGGAAAAACCATACCCTATAAAATTTGCCTCGTCTGAAGTGGGGCCGTCGTACATTCTATACGGATGGTTCACATATGATTCCGTCCAACAAGCTTCATATCCTTCAGAGTACGCGTCATACGGCTCGCCTCGATAAAGAAATTGAATATCAAAAGGGCCTTGAAGGAACTCAGCGGGGGAGATGCTTACGAGTAACGAGAAGGTTATCTCGTCAACAGTTTTTTTTATTCTATCCTTTGGCTGTGCATCTTCCTCGCTTAATGTCATATACGGGGTACTTGTATTCCCTGCATTCCGAACACCTTTTGAGGAGGAAAAACCATCGTCGCCTACCGTAGTAAATTTGACATAATTCAAATTCCAATAGATTTTAACCGCTTGCGCAAGGGTCATTGGCGCTGAGTTCAGCTCGGAGACGTCTTTTTTTTCCAAAGAGTCGCGAAATCCGTTACCTATTCCTAATACTTTAAATTTTTCTGCTACTGGCATAATGTTTTAAGCTGGGTAAGTGTAAAAATCGATTGCTGTTACGTCTCCTGTAATATTTTCTTGCGCTTCGGGGAAACCGTAACTAGTAGTAACTTTAAAAACGGGTATTTGGTTGCTACTCGGACCTATTGTAAGGGATTCTATTTGGGGGCCGCTAGATTCAATCATTCCTTGATAAGCAACGTGATGCTCGGCGTCTAAATAGAATTCGCCAGCCTCGGCATGAGCAATTTCACCGAAAGAATATCCGAGAAAATTATTTTCGTCTCCAGTGCTACCTTGGTAAATCCTATAAACATCTGGGATTTTAACCCCCACACCCACATAAGCAACTGAGCCACCCCCCAATTGGTCTGGATCTGTTTCGAATTCAACTCTCGAAGAGACTCCTATATTAGTACCTCTGTTTTTTGGTTCTTTGATTAAATCAGTAGGTCCTATGGACACTGATTCCAAACCACCTTCGAATTGACTAGAAGCCGTAGCTGTAGCTGATGCCACATTCCAATACAAAAATACCGCTTGATTAAGCGTCAATGTCTTGTATTGAAAGTAATTAGATACGTCTACTTTTTGTAGGCAAAACGGAAATCCGTTGCCTGCTCCTAATGCTTTAAATTTTTCTGCTTCTGGCATAATATATATTACACTAGACGTCTTGCTCCAGTATTAGTTTGAATGAATTTTGTTGTAGGATGAAACTGTTATCTTGTGACTGCAAGAAATCATCAAATCCAGGAGTTGGTATATCACTAAAGAAAGAGAAAAAATCTGTAGGTCTAAACCCAGCGTCTACTGGCCCCGCCACTTCTCCGCCGAAGCTTTTAAGCTTTCTATTGTACTCCTGCATTGCGTGTATGTACATGTGATAATTCTGAGGATCGCCCATCGGATAGGTCAGATTCAAATTAAACATTTTCTCTACAAAATTTCCAGAGTTAAGTTGCGCGATATTTTGACACGAATGTATTTCGTGCCTTATAAAATGCAAGCTCTCGTTTCGGGGTGAGAAATTTACACCAAAGAATACATTCTCACCATCTTCGGTTAAAAAGAGACCTTCGTCATCTGTTAAAAATTGTTCTGTATTGTGTTGAGTCATTTTTTTAAATTATGGGATTAATACATCTGCCTGAATGTTTTCATAAGGATCTGTTAATGTATATGATGTAAAACCTGAGCTTGATGGTGCGTTAGCAACAATTACATAATATTCTTCGCAAGAAATCGATCCATCGGGTTTTTTTATTTCGAGTTCTTGTCGGCATTTTCTACCACCGAAATAAGATTCAATAATATCATCTATGCCTCCAGGAATTGCTGAATCTGCATCATATTCGTCCGCTGTTTTTTTTGAAACTATGAGGTTTTCCTCTCTTATTGTTGATGTACTCAATGTCCCTGGTATCCGTGTATTTTGGGACTGTGAAACTTTCTTTAAAATCTCTCCATTCATGACGGTCACGATTTTTTCTACATAACGGAATCCCACATAGTCCAGCACCGCGCTTGAATGATTTGAATAATAATTTACAGCACCCCGTATACCACTGTCGGCACGGCTCGTAAACGGGGTGTTGAGAACCGTTGGGTTAAGACTATCTGTTTTAAAAAGTATAACAGATCCGTTATTAATTGCATTTAAATTAGTATCTGAATACGGCAAATCATATTCATCTTTATAAATCTCTTCGAACTTGTTAAAAAGATCACCCGTTCTTAAAATAATTGTTCGACTACTGGGTCTCGGGACTGTTGGGAAAAAACCGTAACAAGATAAAAAAAGCAGAAAATAACATTTTGTTTGTTCCATTTTTTGAAATTCGCTTTTAACATTATCCGTCACAAACCTATTAGGTGGCTCTCTTCCATACGCAAGATTTGAATATTCCCAAGTTAAATTATTACACAAAGACGTCTTAAAAACACTTTTATCTTGGGGCGCAAAATTTTCAATCGGCTTTGACACGAAACTTGCATCTTGCTCCTTTAAATAAGCGTATTCAAGAAACGTATACTTAAGCCCTCCAATCCCATAGCTCGAAATACCAAACGGGACAGGGTGCGGGATACCACCGACCATGAAAAAAGGATTAACTACTTTCAGGGCAATACTGTTCGCAGGTAAATTATGCCCTTTGTCTTCTATCGGTATTTCTGTTAAGTTAGGATTTCCCGCCCATGTCTTGTAATATCCAAGAGGTCCAGCTAGCTTGTTAAAACCTTTCATTGCTCTTCCTTGCGGCGAAGGTACATTTGTGTCAATCAAGATTGGGAATGCATGAATAAATTCATGTGCAATTCCTGCATGACCGATCTGACTCAAAAACATAAAAGACACATTCGATGGCTGAAGCGGGGCTCTTCTATTGTCCCCTTCATATTGCCCGCAATAAGTATTTAAGCCTATAAAACTCTTATTTGCTTGTATTTTGACTATTTGGTTCTCTTTGTTAGCTGTATTGACCCAAGCTCTATTGTTCGCGATCAGGTGTGCTTCTTTATCAGGCCTGTAACCATTCTTAAATTTTCTGCTAAAATCTCTTTGTTGAGCGAAATCCACTGCCCCACAAATGAATATTTGTTGTTTTTGAGGTATAGATACACCTCCTTTGTTAACAAAATCTTTTACGTAGTTGGTGAGGATGTCTTTATAAACAACCGCTTGATTAAGAAAGTTTAACTCAAAATTGCCTACGTTAGTTGTTTCTATACTTGCGGGTATAATTGTAATAAATATCTTCCAGTCCCCATGTTCGTTAAGGAGGTCTTGAGTAGCAGCTGAATCAGTTTGGAAATCAAGCTCCCCATCCCAGCCATCTCGCGCATTCAGGGTTCTACCAGTTGTTGTTCTTGGTACGCCGCCATAAGATATCTGAGGAAGTATATTTCCTTGACTTAGTGTAAAACTCACTGAGTTACCTTGTATCTCTCTTTCTATACAATTATAACACGAATAAGTTTGTAATCTTCCAAATTTTGGGCTTGTAGTAAGCTGAAACCCTCTCACCATCAACGCAGCACCCGCTCCAGGGTTAATTTCTAATACCTTTGTAATTGGTCGGGGCTGTTTAAAGAAATCCCAAAGATTTTTGTTTTTGAGGATATAGAAGAATGTGTCGGGTTCGGGGTAGTGACTGCTCATTGTAAATTTTTATTTAAATATGTTATTTTCTCACTAGTATGTATCTATAATTATAATTATGATCTAGTCTTGTTTTATTTTGTTCTAATTCGTCATCAACAGCATCTGCCCCTACGCAGAATTCAACCTGTAAAAGCTCAGCATTAAAAAGTCTGGCTAAAGCATCATTCGCCTTGCCAAGCGCTAGTAGCCCTAAATTCTCATGATCAAACGATCTGTTAGCACTTATATAAAAGTTATAATTGGCGCGATTAACATCTTCGGTCATGTTTGCTATATAATTTTGAACTACTCCATCCTCTATAACGACAGACCTCTTACCCTCTAATGATATTTGATTTGTTCCAATGTTGCTCAGGTCTCCATAAGGGACGAAGCCAAAATATCTTAACGCCTGTTTAACAGATCTGTCAAACCCCTCGGCATAGGGTAAAATTTTATTTGGGTGGCATAATATATGTCTCAATTCTGTATCACCTGTTACTGTTTTAATGAGATATTTTTCTTTGGTGAAGGTCCTAATTTCACTATCATTTTCGATGTCTGACTCCAAGTTAAGTGTTTCAACGGTCTGGTTGCCAGGGTGGTAATGGGAAATACGTACGTCATCAAGGCCATTATCTAGTTGCCCATCATCAAATTCCACATAAAGCATCTTCATGGCTTCTTTGGTTACAATATATCCTGGGCTTTTATAGGTTTCTCCTTCTGAGTCGAGGCGGGTATAAAAATTTTGTGCTAAACCGTTTTTTTCATTATAAGCAAGCATTTCTCTATGTAAAGCTGGGTGAGGAACCTGCTGGTTTAGCGGGCCGCCCTTAACTTCTTCGGAAAAATAAAAATCATAGACTGGTTCGTCTATAGAATCTTTGCTGTACCCATCCGCAAAAAATATTGGGTTTGTTTTGGACATTGGTGCGCCTATTACATCTGGAATCGCGCTAAATTCTTTGTATTTTTGCAAAACACCCGCATCGATACAAAAAGACCTATCCCCGCCAAGAGATATCTCCCCCAAAGATGAGGTAAGCTCTGTAAATGACGAGCTTAAATTATTTGAAATAACTTCCTCATTCCAACCAAGACTCTCGAAAACTGCTGGATAAAATAGATTTTTTATCATATACCCCGAAGTTTGTTTGTCTAATTCCTCGGAGTCTTTGTTAATGTTCATTTTCAAACCCCACATAGCACCATCCAACCCACTCGCAGTATCGATGGAGCTTTGGGGTTTTCGTGCAAAAACATAAGGTCTACCACTAACGGTTGGATTTGCAGTCTCTTGGAGTACTTCGATAGTTTGAGCCGTTTCTGGTTTGAAGGATTGGGTAATTAAGTTTGAAAACGGCACATGTCTTATGTGTGGGCTTATTTCAGAAGAGGCGGCTTGAAACATTTCTGCTAAATATACATAATCTTCATCTGCTGAATAAAAATCAGCAATAATGCTTTGTATGCCATTATAAAAGTATCTAGGGTTATCGCTTAGACTGCTGCCACTAAAACCCGTAAGCTCAGCGCTTACAATATTACCCAAAAAGTCTGTTTGTATTGGTGTGTCGCTAAAATTTATTTCTGCGCTTTTACTTGCTAAATTATTAAAATATGGCAACTTAAACAAAACACCACAAGATGAATTAGGCTCAATAGTCACTAAATTAGAAAGGCTTGAGCCAGTAGAGGTTAATTCATAATATGATTCGAGTAGATCTATGGCATTAAAGCCCATATCACTAATTAACAGTTTTTGCTCCTCTGTTAGGGTTTTTTTAGTTATATTTAGTTGGCTCATTTTTATGTTACGGTTGTTCCTGACGGAATATAAATGTTAAAATCCTCAGATCTAAAATCAACCTCTAGACCAGTCACATCAAAGGAAATCGTGTTGTCGGTTTGTAGTTGAATTGGAGACTCCCCGCTTATACTATAAGTTGTTAGAAGATTATATGTTTCGCCAGTAGCATTTATTACTACATTCCCACCATACGCAATATCATAATTGTCGTTGTATGGTTGCCCAATCAATTCTACGAAATAAGTATTAGAATCACCCTCAAAATTTACATATTCTGGCAACAGTTCGAAGTAGGTGTTGAAAGTAACCAAGTTAGCAAATTCAAAATTCAAAAATAGACCACTTTTAGTTATTTCTTTCAGGTATGATTCTTTACCCAACTCAAGCAAAAGAGCATCTTCTTGCTCTGATGAATCAATTTTTATCCACCCGCTTTCTAGACCTATCGGGCTTATTCCTGATACATTTCCTGGATAATAATATCTGTTTTTATTAGCAGCAAAATAAGTGTTCAATCTAAAATATTGGTACCCATCCAACTCGGATATAAGATAACTTCGTGTTATAGTTTCCGAAGATCCCGCTACAGAAGCTTCGAAAACTTCCCAATCATCACCTAGTGATCTAATTGCCTCTATATCGAAAATTAAATTTTCCGTATTATCTATGGCAAGATCAAGTCTCAGTTCCCCATTATTAGTAATAGAGGGAGATAGGCTTGCTTGAAAGTTTGTTCTTATATCTGCGCTTCTTATAACCCAATTTAAATTCTCGTCGTTACCTAACTCTCTTTGCGCTCTTAAAGATTTTATATTACTGAAAGAAAAAGGGGAATTAGTTAATCCATCTGTATTTTGAATCCAATCTGTCGTTTGTAGTCTTAATGTCGCTGATTGGTTGATTCCCTCGTTTAACAAAGTAAATTCATATTTTTCAGGTATATCTGTAACTGTGTCACTATACAATTCAATAGCTAAGTTTTCATCGGGTTCATTTGCAACTTTATAAATTTTTCTAGCATTGTTGAATGGAGTGGTTATATTATCAAATTCTATTCCATAAACGACACCATAATCTAGACCCGAAAGGGTGAGTTCGTAGTGACCCAAGCTAAATGTTAAATCTTCGTCATATTCTAAAGTCTCTGTTATACTTTGGACTGTTGGGTTAGATCCTCCAGTGGTAGCATACACCAATTCGAATCTTTTGTCTTCCGATAGATAAGACATTTTATCGTTGTTGAAGTTTTCATAAAAATAAGTTTGATTTACTTCGCTTTCGCTAAGACCGTCTATAAATATGATCCCTTCTTTATGAGGTGGGGCACCATCCCGAGACGACCCGTCAGAATTAAATAAAATACTATCGTACCAATCAGCAGGGGCTAAATTGTGATATCCGCCGCCTTCCATCAGAACACCATCAACTATTGTACCTAATTTATCTTCAAATGGGTTAGATTCCGACGGTACAGAAACAACAATATCATTTTCCAAGTATGAAGATTTTAAATTGTTGTAATCTATGCTTGATTTTTCAAAAACAATATCTACGGCGGCTATTTTTAAATAATTATTGGAAACGTTTGTGCGATCCGCCTCTGAAGTTTTACCAATATCCATCATTATTCTATTAATAAATGTGGTTTCAGTAAAAATATTACCATTCTTCATTAGGGTGTTCGAGGCGTCTCCTTTTATTTCTCTAGCTACGTGATAATTAACATCAGAGTTTGATATCTTAACCTCGTCAGTTCCTATATCTGGTCCCGATTTTTTAATGCAATCTACTAAAAAATTATAACGTGTATCTATTAAATAGTTTGTATTATGTATAGCCTGAACTTGATCAGGGAAATCGTCAATGATCACAGCTGGCCCTACCTGGTTGTCGTTAAACTCACCAATTCTAATTAACGACCCAAGATCAAAAGGATCGAAACGGTCAAAAAGACCGTTGGAGCTACTATCAGATAACGACCTATTAAAAACACTGTTTATATCGTTTATCGCGGCGGCAGATGCTGCGCTAAGACTAAGACCATCGATAGTGCGGTAAAGAGCGGTTAAGTGAGCGTGTAACGAAGACAGGTTTGAAAAAATAAGAGATATGGGCTGTATCAAAGAATCAAATTCAAAGTGTTTGGGGTCTATGAATCTTTGAAGCGAATTAAGTGTAGTATCTTGATTTCTTATTGTTATGTAAGTGAGATTAAGATTATCTATATTTTCGCTAACTAGGGTTCTTGTTCTTTCTGAAATA